TGTCATTCAGGTGAAATGGGAAGGGTTGGCCGAGGACGAGGACGGAGACGCGGTTGAGCTGATTGACTTCCACGAGCGTGTTGTGCAAGTAGCCGGCACGTTCAGCAGTGAGACTGTTATAATCCAGGGATCTATGGACGGCACAAACTGGTTTACGTTGCGAGATTTACAAGACAACGACTTGTCATTTACCGTTGCAGGTGTGCAATCTATTCAAGAGAACACTCGATATGTGCGCCCGAGTGTAGGAACTGGCGGCGGCGCAGGCACTGTAAATATTGATGTAATCATAGGCGGCGTTGCCGCCTCTTAGGGGCGATAAATGCCGTATGAAACTGGTCAAGACCTTAAGGCTGACGTCCTGTTTAGGTCTGGTGAAGAGTCTGAAGGTTCTGACTGGGATAGCAAGGTACTAGACTATCTCAACCGGGTTTATCAAACTCTCGCAGCCGGCGCAAGCGAATTCCTTCCTGAATATATCGAAGATTGGTGGTGGATGCGTGGGTCTGACGTGCTCACGCTAGAACCCGTCATATCGACCGGAACCGTTGCAGTAACACAAAACAGTACATCTATAACATTCAGCAGCGCGCCAGCTAGCAGCGTCACTGGATGGCGCTTCCGTATTGATGACTATCCAGAGGTATTCAAAATATCTGCCCATACAGGCGGCCAAGCATCTGCTACCCTAGACTCCGCTTATACAGGCGAAGATAACTCGGCCGCGACGTATAAACTTATGAAGGTGCAATACTCTCTGTCAGCTAGCGTTTCCGTAATAATGAGTCCGATGGTAGGATATCGAAGTAATCCAAATATCATCGGACTTAGTCCAGAACGAATGGACCAGCTTTATCCACTGCCGGACCTTGAGCCGGGCGCGCCAAGAGCTTTTGCATTAGACGATGATACTACAGTACGCTTCTCGCATGGCGGTCGTACTGACGGCTTATCAATGCGCGTTGAGTATCGATTTAGGAGAAAAATTACTGATCTAGAAGATAGCGCGTCGAGTAAACCCCTTGTGCCTATCCAGTGGCGTCATATATTGGCTGATATGGCGCTGACTTATGTGCTCCTCGATAAGAACGATGATCGAAGCAACGCTGTTGCGCTGGCTGCTCGCACAGGCCTGGCGGGGATGTTAAAGGAAAATAGACGCCGCATGGCAAAGATTGATCAAGACGTTGGCCACATATTTCCTCGTAGTTCACCAGGGGCCAACAAGAACGATCGTGCTCTTCGTACTAACAGCGGTTTAATCATAGGTTAGCAATGGCTTCTCGCGCTATAGCTCAGACGATACCTATAGGCCTAGCCGGCTTGCACGGATCTAGAAACCCTAGCCAACTCGGCCCTGCACATGGAAGTTACTTTGAGGGTGTAGATCTTGACGGCGGCGAGATCATAAAAGATGGTGGCGTAGCTAATCTAAACTCAGTGGAGCTTGGTAGCGGGGCAACCATTCTGGCTGGCATTAACTGGAGCCCACAGCCCGGCGACGATCACGATGTTCTTATGCTGGATACTGGCGCTGTTTTGAAAGATACTGGCGCAGGCACATTTGGTACATCTCTAACTACAGGTCTTAATGCTCCATCTATATATCCTCCATCATTCACTTTAGGCGGTGGCGAAACTGCAGGAGGCGACCGAAAGCTGTTTCTTTACAGTGAGGGGAATCAAGTTCAGGTCGTTGTTGGCACTGCGGATACAATGGCAGCTATAGGTACTCCCCCTGCGGACTGGGCTACGTCATTCCCTTTATTTGGGGTATTACACCTTAATCGAATGTGGTCTGGTGGAAATGCGAGCGATCCTCATAGAATATACTACTCCACTACAGGAGATCATGAGGATTATCAAGGCGCAGGATCTGGAACCTTGGCGGTGTACCCAGGTGAGGGCACACAGCTGGTGGCTGGTATATCTGTTCGTGGCTTTTTAGTACTATGGAAGTATCCCTTAGGTATATATTTAGTTGATGCACGTGACCCAGATTCTTCCAATTGGCGAGTTGATAGACTAACCCGCGCTGTAGGTGGGGTAAATCAGCACTGTATTGTACAAATAGATAATGATATCTTGTATCTGGATCGAGGGGGAAGGTTTCACCTACTAAGTGCAACCGATGAGCCTGGCAGCTTTAACACGTCGAATATTGGCCGTGCAAATGATATAGACACTTTTATGCGAGACAATGTAGCTCTTGGTAACATACGCAAAGCACAGGGTGTGTGGTACACTGCAAAGGCTAAAGCTTGGTTTGGGGTTCCAAGAATAGGTAGCGCCGATAATGACTTACGCATTATAATAGATTTTAATAGCCAAGAACTCGGACCACGGTTCTTGGTTAGCCGACGCGATATTCCGATATCTTTGTGGATGCGCCCAGATTCTGAAGGTATTGAGATCCCAGTTATCGGAGATGATTCAGGCTTTGTTAAGTTGATGGATCAGGACGAGCGCAGTAATGATGGTCAGGCGTATACGATGCGCCTAGAAACGTCTGAGATCGACTTCTCTTTTATTGATCCAAGTCTTGGGACTCTTTCTAAGAATGGGGAGTTCTTGGAGATAACAGCTGACCTCATTCGTAATACATATTTAAACGTTATCCCTGTGTGGGATGGTAACGAAGGCGTGCCTATACAGTTCACTATAGGATCCGAGGGTAACGTGTTAGGTAACTTTAAATTAGGTGTTGATGCTCTTGCAGGTGCAGGGATTGTTAATGTTCGTCGCAAATTGAAAGGCTCTGGTAGAAGGCTCAAGCTTATACTGGAAAATAATATCCTTAATGATGAGCTTAGGATAGCTGAGGTCAAGGTGACATTTGGTACTGGAGATGAAAGAACAACTTAAGATGCCCGACTATGTAGCCCGTGATGATAATGGCGTTGTTACTGGGCTATTATGCAAGATTTGTGGGGCTCCAATAGCTCGTACAACTGGTGGGCGGTTCACTCGGTTAACTCACGACTATGCCGAGCTTGAAATACTCTTTGAAGATGGCAATCGCCATATCACGTGTATATGTACACGCTGCTTACCAAAGGCTAGGAAGAACCCTGACATATTGGATGCATTGTACGAAGCCGATATAGCCGATATGGTAAAGGACGTTCCAAATCTAAAAAACCGGAAACCTAAAGGGAAACCGTTCGCCGGTTCGTTCGATACTAAGCACCGAGGCATCCCATGACAACTATAACTGGGCATACTACTAGAGCTACTGGCACAGTTCTTACAGCTGCAATTTATAATGCAGATCATAATGTCCATGTGACCAATGCCCAAAATCTTAATAATGAAAAGCTCGAAGGCGCAACACCTCCAGTTGTAGATGGCGAAGCAGTTGTATGGGATGGTACTAGTGGTATCAACTTAAAGACAGGGGGATATGTACCCGCAGATGTTGCCGACGTATTACTTATAGCTAATAACCTTAGTGACGTTAATGATGCCGATACATCATTCTCGAATTTGTTCCCAGCGGGTAATGTTGCGCCTGCATCTGGCGATAAAATCCCGATATTAGATCAGAGTGATAGTGACAATCCAAAGCACATAACCTACGAGGATATAGCTGTCGGTAAGCAGACTATATTTATCCCAGCTTCAGCTATGAAGCCTGCTACTACGAATGGCCCTGTGGCTGGAGATATTGAAACTACTACTAATAATGTAAACTTTGCGACGCTTGACTTTGATGCTACTGTAGATGAATCTGCCCACTTTAGCATAGCGATGCCTAAAGGATGGGATGAAAGCACTATTACGTGGCGTGCCTTTTGGACTACCGAGGCCACAGGTACTACCGGCGTAGCATGGGCGTTGCAGGCAGCAGCTATTAGTGATAACCAAGCTATTGACAGCGCGTTTGGGACAGCTGTGGTAGTAACTGACGATGCCCAGAGTGCAGCTGAGGAGCTTCTAGTTACAGCTGAAAGTGCGGCGGTCACAATAGCTGGTACACCCGCGGAAGGTGATTTGTGCTTCTTTAAGATATTCCGTGACGTATCTGATGGTAATGATAATATGACTGAGGATGCACGGCTTATAGGTATCCAAATATTCTATACAACTAATGCAGCTACGGATGATTAATGCTAAAGGTTAGTCAGCTGACAGGGTTTAATGCGGGCGCAGCAGGTGGCCCTGCAGAGGCTACGTTCATAGGGGTAGCGACGACTGCTACAGCTAGCGCGCCCGATCATACGTTTGCAAGCTTTGATACTGGAAATATTACTGACGGCAATGCGATTTGCATTATTGTGCAAGGAACAGCTGCCGGAACGATATCGGACGTTTCCGTAGGCGGACAATCACTTACGCAAGTGCTTGAAAGCGCTACTGATAATCAGCATAACAGCGAGATATGGATTGGCCGTCTAGGCTTATCAGGGGCTCAAGATATTGTAGTAACAGCTTCTACATTTAGTTCTCGTGCGCTTTGTAGTGTGGGGGTATACAGGATCAAGAATTTGCGAAACTTGACGCCTGTTGATACGCATTCGACTGCTAATACTGGCCCGACGGTCAATTCGACTGTAAACACAGAGGAAGATGGTTGCATTATAAACGGTATTCAGGGGGATAGTAGCCCCACATTAGCAATGGAGGTAGACTCCGTATCTATCGAAGATTCTGACGTCACGTATGATGGTCTTCGGCGGCACGCGGAAGGTCATTACAATGGAACGGATGGCACTTCTACAACTGTTGTAAATACAATTCAGGGTGCTGCAGATCGCTGTTCGGTAACTGCGTCATTTAGGTAGTATTATGTCTTGGGGATCGCTAGCAGTAACATTTGTAAAGCTGGTTCTCGGCATTGTTAGTTATATGAATAAAAGGCAGATGCTAAAGGCTGGAGAAGATAAAGTCATAGCTGAGACATCGCTGCGAATACTAGAATCCACTAAGCATGGTAAGGAGCTTCGTGAGCGTATAAGAGGTCTCAACGAGGAAGAGGTTACAAGCCTCTGGGATGACATTATAAATGTTTGAGAAAGCTACGATAGTATGCTTTGTTGTATGCTTTGGGTTTACAGACTCTAGTGATCCAGTTCCATTGGATGACTATTGTCAACGGTATGAACGAGTGGTAATAACGGATGGCGATAAGGATGCTATAAAGAAACTCCCACTTAATATACAAAAGAGAATTCAGGGCAATGAGGTTGACTATCTTTGCAAATGTTTAAAGTGGGAACACAAGGTCTGTAACTGATGCCTAATGGAGATATGAAGACAAAGTCGCGGGATGCAAAGAGCGACGACAGGGATACAGTTACGAGGCTGGACTTGCTGGAAAGACATGCGTTAGATACCGAGCGTAGACTGGCAGCTATTGAATCTACTCAGTCGGCGCATGGCGGAAAGCTTGATCGCATCGTCGAGGCACTTTCTAACGTAACGGCGCGCCCAGTATTCGACGCATCTCGATTGCTGAGTACTATTCGAGATGGCATAGTGATCGTATTTACCTTACTAGTTCCATCTGCAGCTGCTTTATTATGGATGATTACTGTTGTTACCAGTGCAGATGATGAGGTTCAGAAGACAAAGCTTGAATACCTAGCGGCACGCCAAGATCAGATCATGGAACAGTTCGAATGGGCACCAAAAAACAGACCGAGGTCACGTACCGAATAGCTGAGGGGGCTGATGACCTTCGTGCTATTCACGATCTTATGAGACAAGAGAACTTCATAGATCAAGACGTAACATTCCCTACTGTTATGGCTATGGAGAACGGTAAGCTAGTGGGATTCATGGCAACTAGTCCAAGTGATGAGATGGTTATTGCTGGGCCATTGCTATTGGACACAAGCAAATCACGTCCGTTTACGGCATTGCGCCTTATGGGTCTTTACGATACAGTTATGAGAAATCTCAATATCAAATCGTATATTTTTAATATCGATGTTGAAGACAGCGGATTAACAAGAGGTATACGGAAATACTTTAAGGAGCTTAAGCCTTATGCATCAGATGGTAAGCACGAGTTTTATGTGAGGCATCTCTGATATGGGTGGTAGTACTGTCAAGGTCCCTGGTCCAAGCCCCGAAGAGCGGGAGCTGCAAAAAAACCAAGCCGAGCTGCTTTCACTGCAGCGCCAGATTATTGAGCAGCAAAGATCACAGCAAGCTGTATTGCTTCCATTCCTGGCTGAACAAGAAGGTTTTGACGTAACAACAGACGAATTTGGCAACATAACGTCTATCAGTCGTACTCCAACGGAGCTTGAGAAGCTTCGTGAAGAGCTTGAATTCGGCTTGACTGAGCGTAGCCTTGCAGCGCTGCGCGGAGAGCTACCCGTTAGCCCAGGTCTGGAGCGTGAACTGTCTGATCAGGAGCGCGTCCTACGTGAGCGTTTAAGTCAGCAGTTGGGTCCAGGCTTCGAGACTAGCACTGCGGGTATTGAAACTCTTGGAGAATTTTTCCAATCATCGGAAATTCTACGTGAAGGGGCGCGCCGAGGGGAGCTTAGCCTCGCTGAGCAGCTTGGTATAGCTAGAGAACAGCAAAATCAGTTCAATAAGAGAACTAGTCAAGATTTCCTACGGCAGATTGCAGTTGGCGACCCTCTATCACTTGGTGGAGCATTTGGCCAAACTGCATCTGGATTTGGCCAAGCCCAGATTCCATTTATTAAGCAGCGTGAGTTGCAAACACAGGCTGCAATCGCTAATGCACAGAGCAGCGCCGCAATCCTGGGTGCTGGTATTGGTGCTATAGGTGCAATATTCAGCGACGAACGCCTTAAATCTAATGCCGTTCGTATTTCTACACTACATCCATTCGATATACCTATATATGAATACGAGATTGGTGGGGTGCGGCAGATAGGTGTATTCGCTAGCGATATAGAGGAGCAACTACCAGGTCATATAGGCGAGCGCTACGGCTATAAGACTGTTCAATATGAGGGGCTAGATGGTACTGTTTAATAGTGATCTATCTATCGGTATGCCGCCCCAGGCTATAGACGAGTATCGCAAATTAAAGCAGGTACAGGCTAAACGTTTTCAGCAGCACCAGCAAGTTGCTCAGCAGTTGCAGGAACGCCAGGCGCAGCTCAACATTCGTAAGGGCGATATGAACGTCGCAACGCGCTTGATGAAAGTTCTAGATAGCCGTATACCCTCGTCCAGCCGTAAGGTAATGATGAATGAACTTGCACGTAGCATAGGTGTAGATCCCAAGGGCGATCGTTATAGAGAAGTTAGCCAAATGATGCTGGGTTTAGATCCAGACTCAATGGGCTCAATGAGACAGACTTTCGCATCTCAGCTATCTAACGCACAGCCAGGTCAGATAGTTGAGCTTACTCGAGGCGTATTGCGCGGTGACGTAGAAATAACCGCTATGGCTGACCTCCTCCAGCAAACTCAAGGGGAGGCCGAAGCCACAGCGCCTCCCCAGCCTTTTCAGCCAGGACCTGGCAGTGTTCGAAGCTTTGAAGGCCAACGCACTATCCCTGCTGGATCAGAGCAAGCTAGCCCACAGTTAGTTCAAGCCTTGGGCTTGCCTAAAAAATCATATCGTAATCAAGACTTGGTTGACCAAGGTTTCACTATTCCGCTGGATCGAAAGGCGCAGCGCGAATTAGCTGAGAGTATCAGCACTCGATCTACTGGCGTGTCCAGAACCATAACTGAAGCGGCCGCTATGGTGTCCCTTTTCGAAGGGCGTCCTGAAGTTCTCGGACCTGCTGGCGGCATCGCTAGATTAT